CAGGGAAATCCCCGCCGGTGACCGTGACCTCATCGATATTGTCGAGAGCGTCGAGTGCTGTTTTCACATCCGCTGCAGTGCAATTCCAGTCCAGGTCTGCGGTCGTGTCGCTCGTGTCTCCATCGTCGAACGTGAGCGTGAACGTGCCGCCCGCTGGACTCGCCGCACCGTCCTGAACGGCTGTCATGGTCGCCGTTCCGGCGTCGAGCGTGCTGTCGCTGACGGTCATTAGGCCGTAGTCGGTTTTGTCCACGTCGTCGCCGGTCCACTCAATTCGGATCGCCGTACCTGGCAGCGGGCCGCCAGTGCAGGTAACAGAATCGATGTTCGCTAGGACATCCAGCGACAACTCGAGATTGGCGGCCGTAGAGTCGTGGGGCAGGTTCCACGTTGTTTCCGTCGTCGATCCGTCGTAGAACGTCAGCTTGAATGTCCCTTCTGTTGGCGTACCAGACTCGATAGACAGATCCTGTATTTCGTTTGTGCTGATTCGTAGCGTCTGCTTTTCGTTCACGCATGTTGCCGCGTCCGATCGGAGTCTCTTCGAAAACCCCTTCCTCCCGACCAAATTTTCGTCGGTAGCCATCTCAAAGAAGCAGGTGTCGTCAACGACGTCGAGCTTGTCCGCTCCGTACTCGCCCGGTACGCGGGAACACGCACATGTTCTCGCCTCGATCGTAACGGTGGCCGTACCGTCCTCACACGACGCCGAATCGATGACGAACTGGACATAGTCGCAGGGGTTCCTGCCACTCGGCTGCCATTCACCGTTTACGAAGATGACTCGCAGCCAGTCGTCCTCGGCAGCTGCGAGCATCGGGTCACGGTTGGTTACCAGGATTTCGTAGTCGGCCGAGATCAGTTTGTAGGGAGCCTCTGGATCGGGAACGTACACGTCCATTGTCGCCGTGGCGGGTGCGCCGAATTCCTCGGGCGCGTCCAGGTCTTGCGTTAGCTTCCCCTGCTTGGGTGGTGAGCTATCGTAGACGGTCCACGGACCAGGATCATCTGTCCCCGCCATATTCTCAACTGCGAGGGTGGCCCTGACTATACGCTGCGCGGCGTCACCGTCAAAATTGTAGGCGTCAGTGCTCGGCACGGATTACGCCTCGTTGATTTGAAACACCAACTGGCAACTGGCCGTGTCGGCCTGTGCGTAGATGGTTGCTCCGGTGTCGAGCCTGAAGGTGGCGCACTCACCGGCCAGCAACCGCACGAGCGGATAAAACGTGGCACTCACGTACACACCGAGTTGCACGTAATTGGTGGCATCAATGTTCATAAAGTAGGCGACACCCGACGTCGTAATGTCTGTCACTACCAGAACCTCTTGCGTCGTTCCGATTGTTTGACAACCGGATGCGTGGCCCTGGCCCGTCTGCGTTACAGAGACCGTCTTCTGGAACTGGCTACTGATGTCTCCGTTGTTGACGTTGACACCTACGGATTGGGAAATCGTCCCTGCCATGGATCACCTCAATGGAAATTGAAAACGGCGAATGGTTTGGGGTCCAGGAACATGTACCGAAGATACACCAGCCCCGACATTCTCTGCGACAAACTGGGAACATCTGGGGCAGCACCTGGGTTCAGCAACTCTGGGAACACCTTTGTCCAATCCAGTGGCTTTCCGTAACCATCCAGAAAGCTCGAGTTCTTGGGTGAGTTTCCGTCGCTGTCCATAATGGTTCTATACACGATTTCGTTTGTGCGTGGATTCTGATCCAGCCAACGGAACCCTTCGTCTACGAATGCTCGGTCCCACCCCGATACCGTAAATGTGTGTTTATTCACCTGGCCTGGAACGATTTGGTCTGCGCGTAGAATCGTCCACTGTTCCAGTGGCTTAAATGCGATGTCGTATGTGACGGTTCTGAATGCGTGGTTGCGGTCGCTTTTGAGTGCGCTCACCGAGATATTCTGCATGTATCCCGTCAGTGGTGAATGTTCGATCCCATCGACCCAGAATACGTCGTTGTTAATCGACTCTGTGTATGTGAGTAGCTTGTCCGTTAATGTCTCCTCGTTCCTTACAATATGCGCCACTGGGTACTTTACATCAATCTGTGGGGATGGGTTGAACCCGTCGCCCACGCTGTTCGAAACACTATATCCAAATCCTTCGTTGTTGTGATATGTACCAAACCCATCCGCCGTGTCATCTTCTATGAATTTACGTCCCGTTCGAGCAGGTACGCGCTCTACCCCGAATGACCAACTCGTGTGCTGTTGTTCATCTGAGACGTATCTGTCGGGCGAGAAGGAGTCGGGCGTGCCGGGAGACTCGACATTCCCTGGATCGATGGCACCGGCAGCCGACGATGCATACTCCAACTCAAATGTCCACATTTTACGGCCCTGGTCGTGGCCGGTCGCATTTATGGAGTTGAGTCGCACAAAATTCCACAACGGGTGTGCCGAGAATCTCTTGGGGACCATTGGATCCTCAAGAATCACCTGTGGGTTTATCTCGGCAGTATCAAGGATGGCAATCCGACTCTCTGTTACAGTGATCGTTCCATCGTCGTTTCCATCGATGGTTCTACCTTCGATTGCGAGGTTGAATGATTCCATAGCCATTATGACTGACCCACTATTGACACGGTCTTTGCTCTGACCCTCAACGCTCGGGATGTATTACTCGCTATTTTCTTCAGTTCCGTTAGGCTCGCGGACGCGAGCGGTACGCCGTCCACCCGCTTCTTCGGGGCCGGCGCGCCTACATCCGGTATTGCGTCACCTGCTGGCGGAAACGCTCTGAGAGGTGCGCCTGCATCCGGTATTGCGTCACCTGCTGGCGGAAACGCTCTGAGAGGTGCGCCTGCCGCCCCCGCTGGACCTACTCCTGCCGCCCCCGCTGGACCTACTCCTGCCGCTCCTGTCTGTAAAAATATCATCTGGTCCTTCGCGCGACGGAGGGCCGCCATCTCCGCTTCTGTATTGGACTCCGTCAACATCCCCATCTGCCGCAATGTTTCCATGCGGTCGCGGTCCAACTCTAGACGTCGCTCGGCAATGTCTTTCTGTCGTGACGCCAAATGCTCCAGCCTGAGTTCGGCGTCGATCTTCCGGCGATTCAGTTTACCGACCTGTGCGTCAATGCTTTTTATCTCGTCGGGGTCAAACCCTATCATCTCATCTGAGTGAGGAGATTTTACCTTCAACCTCTTTTTGAGTTCCTCGATGCGTCGTAATTCTTCCTCAATATCCCCCAACTCTTTCCGCAGATCGTTCCCCATTTCATCCCACGGATCTTTATCTTGTTTTGGTTTGAGGGACGACTCCAGATCTTCTTTGAACGATCGCAATCCTCGCTCTGATCGGAGTTCTACGTTTAGCGCCTTTACACGCTCCTTGAGTTTGTCGGTGAGGTCGATCTCTATTTGTCGGTCGTGAACTCTGTCAAGTATGCCATCCAATAACGCTTGCTTCTCGGTTAAGAGTCCCAATTCTTTCTTGAGTTCTGTATTCAAGATCGCCTGTTCTCGCGCCATTTTGCGAATCGGGTTATCAGACTCGACATCCTTAATCGCCTTACCAATATCTCCCCATCTTGCCGTTGCTTCGTCGAAGAGTAACAACCACGATGGTGGAACCGACTGGAATGGTGCCACCCCGCTAGGCATCTGCGCCGTACCAGCTGTGACACCCATCCCGGTCAATTTCTCTGCATAGCTCGCTTCCGCGTCGGAAATAAGCTTCGCTATCTCTCTCGCTACTTCAAGACGCTGACGGATAGACTCCCGATCGCCAAACATTAAGCTCGCATGGGTCTTTTTTAGGGACGAGATGCGTATCTCTGCCTCTTTCAGTCGTTGTAAATCTGCTGGATCCAGACCGATCAACTGGCGCATGAGGGTCGCCTTGTGATCTCCCGTCTTCAGTCCTGGCAGAGATGCTTCTATTGCCAGCCTCGTGCCTTCCAGCTTCTTTTTCAGGTCATCCACGTTTGTTTTTAGCTCGTCCACCCGCTGATTCGCCTCGAATAGTGGACCCGATTCCTTCGGTTTGCCATCAACAAGGAGATCCAACTCCTTCCTGAACTCACGCAGTCCTTTCTCCTTTTCGAGCTGTTCGTTGAAATCCTTGATGTTCTGCTTCTGAATGGAGATGTGGTCTCCCCATTTGTCGGTTGCTTGTGCCAATTTCACCAGGACCGGCACCATAAAATAGAGTGCCGTCGTGACTGACGCTGCCATACCTAGCATCTGGTTTCCCGTGACGGCGAACGCCTGGGTGACGTTGTTTGCACTCGCGCGAATCGCCTGGTCAAGAGAGATCGTCAGCTGCTGGCCGAAATCCTCTGCCGCGCGGGCCATCTCAAACATGAAATTGCCACCGCGCCGACGACCCAGCGATGACTGCTGTTGAACGCCAGTTTTCCTGTTAGTTCGTCCAACAGCGGATTCTGCTGCGTCAGCGGCGTCAGACGCAGCTTTGCCGATATCTTTCTTGATCTGCTGCGCACCAGTGACCGTCAACTGGATTGCCGCAGAATACTGTGCGCCTCGATTAGCCACGGGCACGCCCCTGTTGACGGATTGATGTGTTCATCGCCTGCTGCATGTTCTCCGACTCAATCTCGCTCGGAGACCTTACACCTTGTTTCCACTGCCGGATCATCTCTGTCAGGATCTGGTCAGCCGAGAAATGTTTCGCTTCACTCGCCCCGCAATGAATCGACACGAGTGTTGCCATCGTTGCGGCGGACGTTCTCCATTCATCTCCCCACGGTTCGGCCAGGAAGCACAACCACTCTTCCTGTAGTTCCTTTGCCGTTGTCGTCTTCAGCAACGTCTTGTAACTGACACCACGCGCGCGTGCTAATTTTCGTCGGAATCGCTCGCTGTGGCGTCGTCTCCGTTTTTTACCTCGTCACCCTCGGGATCCTCGTCCTCTTCACCGTAGCGGCCCAGGCGGTTGAATTTCTGGCACGACTCAAACAAATGCTTGAGTACCACATTGTCGCCACTGGACAGTGTCTGAAACCCCTCGGGACTGTTGAAACTCCGCTTCATATTCTCATCAACAATCGACAGGCCGATCAATACCGCCCGCATCGATTTATCGATCTTGCTGTTAGGCCGACGTTTCACCCATGCCGTGGTGTGCTCCTCCCATGTTTCGAGGAGCACACCGTCGAGCCGCTGGATCGTCAACTCCAGATCCCACTCTGGAACTGGAATCGTCGTCGTCTCGAGACCTCCGACGTTGTCTCGAATCCTCTGCGTGATGCCCGTCATGTGTTTTATGATCCTTGAGTGAGGTTGACATCGCCACTGACGGTGAGTTCGTAGTCGCCTGTCGCGACATTGTCCATCACCACCTCGGCGCTAATACTGGTCATGAAGCCTGAGAACACCATCGTCGCACCCGTGCTCTGGCCTGTTGCCGGCGGGTACTGAATGGTAATTGTCTCGGCAGGTTCGTCGATCGGCGGGGTGAGGTCGGGATCATAGTGCATGGTGACACGCATCGGATCCCAGTTGCCCAGATCGGACGGGATGTACGTTCTCCACGAAGCGTTTGTATGCTCCGCGCCTGCCGCCAGATTCATGTGCGTTGTCTCTAACGCGGGACGGGTGCCCGTTGGTGGAGTGACGTTTGTGATTTGAGCCGCGAACCCACTCGTTCCGAATGTCACCGTCGTACCGAAAAGATGCCGTGCTGCCATTTTCTACTCCTTCACTGTAAAGGCGGCATCCTCATCTGCCGCGTCGGATGACTCTGGGGTGAAATCGAACAACGCCAATACCACCCGCGTGAGTTCTTCATGCTTCACTTCAATTGCCGTGAGACGCTCGTCCTGATCCTGAACTGTCGCGTCATCGACGAACGGCCGACCATTCAGTGACAGAATCCGTGAGCATTGGAAATGCCCGATGTTGCCACTAGCGTCTTCAAACTCTACTGAGATCATGTTGGACTCGCAGCCGTTCTCTGAAAGCTCAATTCCAGTCCAGCCAGTACAGTCGGCCATTCCACGTCCGCGCCCGTAACTGGCTGAGGTGTGACATCCCTAGGGTCGTCGAGAAACGCTGTCTCGATAAACGTCGTTCCCCACAATCCGTGATTAAACGTGTTGACGCTCTTCCGCACTGTGTCTGCGAGTGTCATAGCCTTGAGCGTTGATGTGCTTGTGAACTCTACTGCGAACTCGTCGGCTGCCAGACCCGTGTCTCCTGACATGTGCAGTTCGCTGCCGCCACCCAAGATTGTGATAACAATCCACGGGGGCTTCACATCCACCCGCCGACCGTTTGCCTTCTTCAACTCTGTCGGTACGTGCGTGAAGAACAGGTTGCAGGGATCCGTGCCGATGATATCTGTTATTGCCGAGATTGATTTCCATTTCGTATAGATCGCTTCGAGGATCATTTGCGTTTCCTCTTTGCTGCGTCGCGTTCTGCCTTCAGGAATGCCTTGCCGATTACAATCGCTGTGCCCTCAATCGCGCCGCCAATCATGTCGTGCTGTATCTCTCGTCGCTTTCCGTGGTAGATGGCACGGAAAAACGGTTTCGCGCGGCTCGGAAATGTTCGCCAGCCACCACGTCTCGTTCCCCGCTCGACCAGGTGCGCATATTTGAACGGTTTAATCGTCTCACCGTCCCCGCCGATTTTTCCCTTACGTTTCTGCTTTGTGCCCTGCAGGGTTCGCACGATCTCCAGTTTCCCGGCAGCTTTCAGTACCTTTTTCGACGGCTTCCAGTAATTGCGGAGTTTGTATCCCGGTATGTTGTCATGCACCTTGCCGCCGGGTGGCTTATTCTTGTGCTTGCCAAATCTCCGAGTACCGTAAGCGTGAACCTGTTTGCTATGACGCAAATCGTACATATCCACCTTGGAAGGCGCGGTCATGCGGGACCGGAATTTCATAAACGCTGCGCCACGACTCAGGATGATTGGCCGGGCGCGCTGGAATCCCAGAGACTCCTTTAGTGCTCCGGTTCTGTCCTCTACGAGACGGTTGTAGATCATCTGCACATCAGCGTTCGCTTTTTTCGCGGTGGACAACGCTCGAGCACCACGCTGGACTGCCTTGCGCTGAATCTCGGACTGCTGCGTCTTGGTGAAGCGTGCGATCTGTATCGCCAGTTCACGGAGACCGACCTCTTCTAGTTTTAGTTTCAGGTAGCCTCGGGCAAATAGATTCGACACCGATGTAATACGGGCGATTTCGTCCTGGGCGTTGACCTTGTCCGCTCTACGCTGCAGGTGTCCTAGCTTGTCCCACCCCGCCTTCTGAGCGGAGTCCGCGTCGGCAAATCCACCTTGCTGAATAGGTATCCATGCCATCTTCTGCCACTCGCCCGGCCCCTTTTTGCCGTAGGCGAATGCATTGCTCTTAACAGCCATCACATGCCCTCCGTCGCGCGACCAACGAAGCGGAACTCGCGATTGGCATAATCGATGTTTTCCGGCTTACCGATTAATTCATAAACGTCGCCGGCAACCACCATGGACCACGACGATTCGACCTCGGCTAGTTCCGTCGAGTAGTCGCACTCAACAACCACGTCGGCCTGACCGTGCGATTGATTAACGAAGTAGACCTCTTTGCTGCTCTTCGACCGCACGGTGCCCCAGGCTTTCAGCGTGTCCTGCGTTGTGACATGAACGTCCACTTCACCGATCGCGTTGACCGCAACCGCTGGTTCGCGGAACCGGATCAGGACGTCCCGTCTCGACGGATCTTTTAGGCCACACACCGGCATGGATTACCTCACCACCGGGCCGTTCCACCCGCACGAATCGAGCAGAGATTGGAACGACAGGACACCAGGGTCATGTTGATCGTGGGCATCGGGGTCGGCACAGCGGGTCTTGTAGTAGTGACCGCTCAGCATTTGAATCGCGTTGATCAGGCGCTCGGGGATCGGTGACCCCACGAACATCTGATTTGGCGACGTCCCCGACACATCGATTGCCGAACCACCAGACGTGAGGGATAGCTTGAAATCCGACCCGCTGGATGAGACCACGTAGTACGACGTGTACTCGGTCAGCCCGGTCGATTCTTCGAGCGCTGAGAGCGCCCAGACACGCACCGTATCGTCGTCGCTGAAATCGTGGATACCATCCGTCGTGAATGTGTCGGTCGATGCGTTGACCGTGCAGGGGACGCCGTACCCGGCTGTGAACGTGACCACAACGGCGTCGGCTTGTTTGCGGACTGCCGGCCAGGACTCTCCATAGGCTGGCGATAGCAATGCCGGCTCGAACTGTTCGCCAACGGCAACATCATATTTCGAGGTCGCCAGTGTCTGCCTGGCACCATCGGTATCGAGATAGGTGATTGAGTCAACGGCCAGGACGGGGCATCTCTGTAGCTCGATATCGTTGTCCGCGCGATTGAATACACTCAATTTACCGTACCGTCCCTGCGGAAACCGCTTCATCGAGAGGCGGTATTTCGCCGCGCCGATCTGCCGCCAGAGATACTCTTCCGCGAGTTCGATCGACGAGGCGACGTATCGGGAAATCAGGGCATCTTCATCGCGAGTCGTGACGCGCAACTGATCCTTTATTTCATCGATGCCCACAGGCCACGCTGATGGCCCGGCGGTCTTCACGGGAACGGTCAGGATTGACATTCTTCGTCGTCCTTCACAAGGCGGACACGCCCAGCTTTGACCATTCCGCGTGCGGTCGTTCGGTCCAGATCGATGATCGATCCCTCCTGGTGCCAAAACTGGATCACACCGCTCGTGCTGTCGCCGGGGATCCTCTGTACGTGTCGAGACACATGCTTGAGGAACTCAACACGCACTGTTGACGGTTTGCGTTTGGGTCGGCGTTTTTTTGCCATGGTCGATGTCCAAGAACAAACTGCAGACTGCGCGGCGAGGAAACGGCGAGGATTCCCGCCGCGCAGTCTCACACCAACCCCTTTACGTTTCAGCGCCGACGTAGCCGTGCCAGGTGGTGCCGTCGCACGCGACAAACCCACCCTCGTCTTGAGACAGCACGATGATAGTGCTACCACCATCATCTTTCACGGTCACGTCTTCCGCCGCGTCACTCGTGTTAAAAATGTGGACGCAGATTCCGGCGGCATTTGCTTCCGGCGGAAGAGTCAAATCCACGGCACCACCACCGGCGTCGATGTAGATGACGTTTCCGTTCAGCGACTCCAGATCCGCGATCGTTTGGTTCGCCGCCGCAGCCGCAATCGTGTGAACCTTCAGTCTTTGCAATGTATCGACCATGTGGTCGCTCCTTATCGTGAATGTATGTGTTCTGGTCCGCGAACGATTGCGTGGATCAGGTCATTTCCAGGTACTGCACGGGCGAGTTGCTACCACCGGACGGATCCAGCAATTTGCCGTCTGCCTCGACGAATGCGAGGAAGGCGTCCTGGTCGTTTTCGCGATGGCGCTCGGTCAAGCGGTACATGCGAACCACGTTGACCATGCGGGCCTTGTAGTTCGAGAACCGACCGAAGACCAATGGTTTCGCACCCGTGGTCTGCACCGTCGCCATGTTTTGGTTGACGGTCAACGGGTACAAATTCAGTGTCTCTCCGTCGCCGGATTGCACTCCCGACGACCACAGGTATTCACCTGTGCCAGACGCTTTCAGTTTGCGCAGGATCAGACGAATCGCATCGGAACACATGTACCCGACCGATGGTCCTGTGCGGTACGCAGGATCGACCGCGCCTTCTAGATCAATCACGTCATCGAAATCGAGAGACCCACCTGTTGCGGTGTGACCCTGACTCGCACCTGTGATCAGGCCGGAGATGGTCGTTGTCCCCGCGCCTGTCGTCATCCCAAGATTCAGACGCCGTGCGAGACGTTCGGAGAGCATCGACGGCAGGATCGTGCCCAGCGGAACCTCCGACTGGTTGAGCAATTCAGAACTGACGAGAATCTCGTCGCTGCTGAATTTCCACGCCCCCAGGGTGAAGATACTGAACGACGGATCCGTCTCGACGACAGGAACCTCTTCACCAATCTGACGCCCGGTATTCGACACGTCCGAAGCGGTCGGCCACCGCAGCGGATTGCCGTTCGGTGTGCGAAGAATGTCCGCAACCTGGAGCATGCCGCCGAAGGCGAGCAACTCTTGCTCAAGGCGAGCGATGTACGTCTCACCGATCAGGTCGTCACCACCACTGGTGGCACCCGTGTTCAGCGAGTTCTTGATCGCATCCAGTTGCTGCGCATGCTGGCGACCACCATTGAAGGAATTGAACGCGCGCTGGATGTCCTTGTAGTCCGCACCCAGCTTGAAATCGAGATACCGCGAGTTGAGGTTCATCCCGACCAGCTGTGCTGCAGCGGCCTGCGTGGCCGTGACTGCGGATGTGTCGATCTGTGCGGCGAACCAGGCATCCACAGCCGTATTTTTCATGCGCTCCAGATCCCATCCAGCACAGGGACCGCTGTCCGCAGCGCGGAGCAATCGCGTTTGGGCGTCATCGGCCCGCTGCGACTGCACGGTTTGAGCCAGCGGCTTGAACCCGCGATCGTCCGCTTCGCGGTTTACCTGCTCGATGCGATCTTCGATGCCCTTGATTCGCGTCTCAGCCGCAACAGCAGCGGTGAGCTTGTCGTTCACGTCATCGTAGGCTTTGTTGACGCGGTCCCACTGCATTTCGTCTTCCGACGTCCACTCGTCCTGGCGGTCTGCCAGTTCACGAATGCTAACGGCGATTTTGGACCGCTCTTCGTGCAGATCTTGTCGTTCGGTTGTGCATACAACTGTGACCATTGTCCAGACTCCTAAATTCTGCCTTGTGCCTCGGCGGCACATGAAACACCAATGGCGTTTTGCAGAACTGAGTCTGTGTCTTGCCTGTTTAAACGGGCAACTGCGAACTGAGTCGCGGTCACTGATTGCGAATGTAGCGGGCGTCAGTCGTTGTCGTCAAGAGCAACTAGTCGCGCGCGGACCATTCTGGCACGCTGAGCCATCTTCTTCTTGCGTTCCGCCAACTGCTGCTCGTAGTACGCCGTGTCCATGTCTTCGTCGTCATCATCATCGCTATCGTCGTCGTCTTTTGCACCACGGATGCTATCCACCAGGCCGGCGGTGAGTGCCTCTTCGGCGGTGAACCAGGTGCCGTCCCGATCGGCTGGTCCGGTCATCCAATCCATCGCTGTGGCGCGACTCTTGCCGGTGGCCTCGGCGTACAACCCGGCGATCTGACCGTCGATCTTTTCCAGTACCTCAGCCATTTCCAGCATGACCGCTACGTTTCCAATTGCGAACGCATGGGCGCGGTGGAGCATCATGGTGGCAGCCGGAACGATCGTGATTTCGTCTGCCGGCAAGACAACGAAACTCGCTGCGGATGCCGCCGTTCCCTCGATGGTGGCGGTCACGCGACCGCTGTGCGAGTCGAGTGCTGAATGTATCGCGATTCCGTCGAAGACGCTTCCGCCGGGCGAATTGACCCGAAGATGGATGTCCCGATCATTATTCTGCGACAGGAATTGGGCGAACGTCGAGGAATCCAGCTCGTCCCACGGGTCACCGATAACGCCGTGCATCAGAACCTCGATTGGACCCTCATCCGATTGTTCGGAACGGATGCCGATCGGCCAATCCCCCTCGATTTCTCGTGCGGCCGCAATCAGCTTGGGGTCCACGTTATTTCTGAGCCATTGCGCCATCATCATGTCGGTTCTCCGTTGCGAAAATATCCATCCATCCATCCATTCAGCATGTCGGGAACGTGCAGATCATGGAAGGATTCTATTGCGGTAATCTTGTCAGCGTCGTAGGCAAACGGTGCTCGACACTGATCGATCAATGCGGCCAGATACTCGGTCCTGAGATTCTCCAGGGTGCGGTCTACGCCCAGGTGAGCGTCCAGCAACTCGCACGATGTCTCGCAGATCTCGTCGAATTTGTCCGCTGATTTGGCCGGGTCTGTTGCCCACGCTTCGAGCTTCTCAGGTTTCTTGGATAGTTGCTTCACGTATTTCGTGATCGCGTTGCTCGCCCGCGTGATCTGCTCGCGCACAACACTCTCGATTGCGGCGGTTCGACTATCGTAGACGGCTGAGGCCGATTCGGCCCTGGCGATCTGCTGTTCGACCTCCTCGTCCTCGTCCGTCTCTTCATCGCCCTCGTCGGGTTCGTCGTATTCAGCCTCGTCATCCTCGGGCGGATCGTCCTCGGGTCGATCGTCGTGCGGGCTGGACGTGTTCGGATTTCCGTACTCCTCGCCGCCTGGCCTGGGCGGCCGCTTCAGAACGCGCCTGGCTTCGTTTGGATTGATGATCGTGGCCTCGATCTGCTTCGACAATACCTCGGTCTGGGTCTGGATATCGGGAGTAACCAGTTCGGCTGTGTCGTGGCTGAAATACTGCAGCCGGCCGCGTAGATTTCGCGGCGTCAACAGTTTGATGTCGCACTCGCTGGAGATCGCCTTGAACCAGGGGTGCAGGCAACTCGAAACATGATCCTTCTGTGACTGCTCCTGCGAGTTGTACGATACCGAGTCCGATAGGCCGAGTTTGCTTGGGTGCAGATTGAAGAACCGTGCGGTGTCTCGGACCTGATCTTCACGGACCAGGTGCATTTCGGACGACTGTGGATCGACGGTGACAGAATGAAATTTCGCCCCGTCTCTCAGTATGGCCGTTTTGAACCAGTTGTCCGCATTTTCACGCTGTTTCCATCCCTCAACTACGCCGGCCTGTGCCTTCGGAGACATCGTGACCGGCACCTCAAGGATGCCGCCTGTCTGTGCTCCCCGTCCGAAGAATTTACTGAGGAATCCTTCGGCGGCCAGGGCGAGTCCCCACGACTCACGGGCGGCCGACGTCATGTCGATTCCCATCACGGTATCGTACCCGACTCCCGATATGTGCAGCACGCTCCGTGGATCGAACTCCTTGAGTTCAGTCTCGCGCTGACCAGGCAACTGGGGCACGTCGTAATTGGTCACCTCGGTTACGATTTTGTAGCCCTCTGGATAGCTCGGGTCGAGCATTGGGTACGTTCGGTCTGGCATCAGGTTGTACAGACCCTCAATCTCGCTTCTCGGGTTGAGCCGGCCAAACGGACGGTCGATCCAGATCCACGCATTCCCCCAGATTAATGCATGCACCATCGCTCGCCGCCACAGCTGAAATGCCGGCGTCAGTTCGTTCGCCTGGCACGCGACGTAGTGGTATGTCCAGTGCGTGTAGTCGCGTGTACCGTGGTCGGTTTCGAGGTCGCGCTTGTATGGCATCAGCGTGGCACAGGCGACGTCTCCAGAGATGACCTGGACGGCTTGCATGACAGCCGGGAGAGCCACTGCGCCCTGGTGCGACACCTTGACCCCGGCGTCCGTTCGCGTGCCGGACAGAAGCGAATCCCAGGTGTCTGGATCGTTGAGATTGATCGCTGGATTTTCGAGGTTGTTGCTGGGCCTCGCCACGGTACGGGCGCGCGGACTGATCAGGTCGGACACGAATTCTGCGATCATCGATCGATCCCTCGGTGGAGACGCAGGCCGGCGAGCAGGGCGATGACTCCAGCTGTCGCGATCAGTAGCCGGGAGTCGAACAGACCTATTCCACTCAGTGTAGCAATTATCCCAATCAGGCAAAGGGCATCCGAGGCGATCCGGCGAGCAGTCATGCAAACTCCATCGGGTTGTCTTCGTAGTAGGTGCCGTATTCGAGTGTCCATTCTTGACAGTCCAGTGCGCCCCAGCGTGCCATGATCGCCGCTTGGACGACATCGACCGTGCGGATGTCTTGCCGACCTGGCTTGAGTATTTTGATGTTCCCGTTGCTGTCGGCCTTGGTCGTCGCGTGGGTCATCTGCCAGTTAAGAACGCCGTGGTTGGGATGCCGCAGTTTTTTCCCCTGGACCTCATTCTCGAAATCCACCGTGGGACCGGCCTGGGTCAAATAGCCCTGGCTCATTGCCATTCGGGCCACGCCCAATCCTTCAACCAGTTGTTCTCCTGTGTCTGGATTGGTCCTGCCGCTCTGGAGCACGCTTGTGATGTCTTCGGCATAGGTCGAGTCGTAGACGATGCCTCTGACGTTCAGGCGTTTACACAGGGCATAGAGATCCCTCTCAATCAACTGGAAATCCATCACGTCGCCTTCGCCCGCGACCAGTTCGCCGGAATCAATCCAGTCGAGCATTTGCGGCACCTGGGGAGCACGGGATTTCGCTACCTCGATCGAGGTCCAGGCGAAGGGAAACAGGTCTACCGATCCATCGTCGTTTCGGAACGCCACCACAGCGCCGGCCAGGTCGAATTTGCGGGCCAGATCCAGACCAATCACGCATGGTTGGTCGCCGTAGTCGTCGAGCGATATGTCATGCCCGCAGTCTTTCCATCCAGACGACGCGCCCCAGACATCGATGGTTGATTGCCAGATGTCCCCTCTGTACATCAGAAATTTCTGGAACGTGTAACGCGACGCGCGGGATTTGTGCAACGTACTCAAGATCTCCTCTGGATCGATCGTGTGACCCCAGGACGGGTTCGCCATCCGTAGGTATTTCTCAGGATCCGAGAGCAGTGTGGCCTCGGTGATATCCTGAGGCATGTGGTAACTGGCGAAGAAGAAGGCGTCATCCTCGATCTCGCCCGACTCGACCTTTTGGCCGTATTCCCATTGGCTGTGGCCGTAACCGTTTACGTTTTTGCCGGCAGTGCTCACCTCCAAATGCATCGGCTGCACTCGACTGATTCCCGCACCTTCCAGGATGCTCATAAATTCCCGGTCAACAACGTGCGTTTCATCCACCACTACGTTGCCGTTGATGCCTTCCTTGGCATCCATGGTTCGGCTGTTGCTTGACGACAGTGGCTCAGCAAACGACCGGCTCGGCTCGTGCGTCAGGCGTTTTGTCGTCTTGTTGACCGAAAACTCTGCGTCCAGTTCGGGTGACGCCGTCACCATTTCGTAGGAGTGCTGCCAGATAATGCCGGCCTGTATGCGGTCCTTGCTCGCGACGAACGTCTTTCCGCCAGCCTCGCCGTCACCCGCCGTGAGATAGAGGAGGATCGCTGCGGCGGTAGGGCTTTTGCCGTTCTTTTTCGCCACCCAGATTCCGCCCTTGCGAAATCGTCGGATTGGCCGTTTCCAGCGTCGTGATTTGCGCTGCCACCCAAACAGACGCATCACGCATTCGTATTGCCAGTGAATCGGGACGCCGGCTTCTCGCTGCTCGTTGTGCCAGCGCGACCGTTCGCGATACAGCGCCACAACTGCTGGGTCCGGTTCGCCGTCGTCGGTATAGAACCGATCCGGCACAGGCCAATCAGGCTCGTCGGCCACCGAGTGCAGAACCAATGGTTCGCCGGCAAATTCGCCTTCGTAGAGCCGGCAGTACCGTTCGATCCACCAGATGACATACGAGCCGGCGAGCACGTCGAACCAGCAACCGTTTTCGACAGCCAGGTCATCAGATTTGTTCCGCCTCCATGCGGTCGTATCCGTCATGCCTGTCTAGCCTGTGGACGTGATGAGACCGACGACGATGATTCCTCTACGGGCGGCTGCACCTTGAGCCGAGATGCCGGGCCAAATCCCAGTGCCGCCTGGTATTGCCGCACCAAATTCTGCAAATGCCGACGCTCGGTCAGACCGGGGTGCGGTTTCGATCCGAATGCGGATTGCTGGAATCTGCCCTCGACCTGAATGATCTGCTCGATCTCAAGTAGTTCCCCCTGCGTCTCAGCATACGAAATCAGCGTGGGAATGTCGCGGGCGCTCAGGATGCCCGCCTGAAGGATCAGCTTACCGGCCTGGCGGTAAAATGGACGGGCGGCATCGGGCATCTCCTTCGGACACGCCGGCAGTTTGGTCAGCCCGTCTGTCGGTCGTCCCGCTTCGGTGGCGGCAGCGCGTTTCGCCGCACCCTCGAATACGGACAGATCTGGCTTCGTCCCCGCTGGATTCAGGTAGGTCTTTTTGTCGGGCATGGTGGGAGTATCCCCTCTGCGGCGGTCTGCGGTCAACTCGATTTGCCCTTCGCCACGCCGTTCGACGCTGCCCAGGTTCGCCCATCTTACCACGTTCCTCCACATTCTCGCAGAAAACAGCGCGAGAG